GAAGGAAAGGGGAGGAACGACAGGGCTTGCTGGCTCGACCCTTGCCGTTCTCTCGCCATATCAGGAACACATGGAATGGGCAATTCAAATTTTGGGAGGGTTATTAGGAATTGCAGTTGCTGTAGTTTCGCTCTACCATCTGTTAAAGAACAAACATAAAAAATGAATAAGGAATCATGGCTGGGCGTGTTAAGGCACGCACTCACATTTGGAGGCGGCTTCCTGACGCAAGCTGGACTTGCTGATGGCGATCAGGTGACAACTGGCGTATCAGCCGTTGTAACACTCGTCGGACTCGTTTGGTCTATCTTGAACAAGCGTAAGTGAAGTTCTTCCGTCTTTTAACAGCCGCGCTTGAGGCATATATAGCGTATGCTGATTGGCGGCAGAGAACTTTTGTGTATGAACTGGAAGATGAAATTGATCGCCTTGCCGCTGATGGCAGTCCTTCTGCCAAGTTGCGGATGGAGAGAATCGCAAAACGCCTTGAACGAGAGCGCGATGTATGATCCCCCAACGGTGACCCTCATCGAAGGATTTAAATACCCTTTCGTTGAGGGAACACTGATGGGTAGGGGTCAGAAGTTTCATTCTGACCACTCATACCGGAGAGCGGTTGTAATAGGGGGTGGGGGCAAATGATCCTCCGTTTTATAAACACTCTAATTGTCTTATTGATTATAATTCTGGCACTGGCTTCCCTCATCATAGTCCCGTTAACCTCAATAATATTCGGAGTAGGCCCAACATGATCGCACTATGTGTAGGACACAGCAGGCAGGGGGACAGTGGAGCCGCTTCTGTTGATGGGACGGTTGAGTATGATTACAACTGCGACCTCGCCTATCTTATTTCTAAGAAAATAAGAGAAGAGACCCGTGTGTATAATGCGTATGAGGGTGGGGGATACACAACGGCGATGCGGTGGTTAGCTAAGAAGCTGAAAGAGGACGGCGTTAGGTTTGCTGTCGAGTTGCATTTCAATGCCGCCAGCCCCAGCGCAACGGGGCATGAGTGGTTATACTGGCACAGTAGCCAGAAGGGTCGCCTGTTAGCTCGTTCTTTGAGGGACTCAATGGAGGATGCCTTTACTGACTTCACCAGTCGCGGAATTAAAGCCCGTGGTAAAGGTAGCCGGGGAGCGGCCTTTTTACGGATGACCCATTGCCCCGCCGTTATCGCGGAACCTTTCTTTGGAACCAACGAGTTGGATTGGGATTTGGCAACAAACCATATGGAGGGTATAGCGCACGCTATCGCGGGTGGTTTAGTTCTTTACGACGAGTTAGCTAGTCAATGGTGATTTCCCATGAACTTCCCAAAAACAGTGAGTATAGCTGGGCGGCGTATCCGCTTAGTTGTTAAACCGTTTAAGGGGGACGACAGCGACACGTTTGGGGAATACTCCCACGACGAGAAGATAATTCAGATTAATGCGGGATTGTCTGATGAAGTGGCGTTAGACACACTTCGGCACGAAATGATGGAAGCCAGCCTGTTTTTGTCGGGGTTGGCGTGGTCAGAGCGTTATGAACAAGAACCCATTGTTCGTTGCATGGAAGAGATATTCTTCCCTGCTTGGGAGACAATCTTAAAGCGGATAGGTAGTAAAACATGAGAAAGTTTATACTTATATTGATGGTGTTCGTGGGAGTCGTGTCTGCGGAACCCCCACCTACCCCCGTCCTGAACACCTTCTTCTACCCCAAGGACGGTGTTTTCGGTATGTATTGGTTCAGTGATGGGGCTGATTACACATACACGCTTGAGGTGAATGAATTCGATGGGTGGGGTTGGTTTGACGTTTTCATCTGGGATGACATCCCACGAGGCACGACCATGTCCGCATACACGCTTGTGATTCCCAACAACTACGCCGCAGGTCGTATCCGCGTCGAACGTGCCAATGATGGAAACAACGAACCAAGGGGGGTTCTCAAGTGGAAACTCATTTCTCCTGTTAGGTTCTAGCCGTGAAGAAAATCCCCAAGATAAAGAAGTTTAAGCACGTTGGTGATGTGGCGGTGTTCACGCCCACCGACGAAGATGTTGCTATGGCGTACAACCGATCCCGCCAGATGGGTATTCCAAGCAACTCTATAATGAAGGGGCAGGGTAGGATGACAGGGTTGTTGGGAGAGATAGCCGTTAACGCATACCTGCCCAGAAGTCGCTATGTGGGTGATGAGGTATGGACGCACGACATAGTGTATAAGAAAAAGACAATAGAAGTTAAGTCCAAGATTTGTAGTGGCATCCCAAAACCGGAGTATAACGCTTTTGTTAATGGCAAAAAGGACATGGAACCAGAGAACGACTTGTTCTTTTTTACCCGTGTCCGAAGAGACTTTATGCAGGTGTATTTAGTTGGGTGGTTGCCCACTAAAAAGTTTTTAAAGAAAGCAGATTTCTTTACTGGTGGCGAGACAAGTAGCAACGGGTTCCACTACAAAGCTCCGGGGTACGATATTCTTATACAAGAATTAAACCCCCCGTTATCTTTGCGCTAGTAGGGACTGTCGTCTTCGGGAGTCGATATGAATATGGGGTAACCCTCTCCGCACGCACCCGCCACATTATACCAGAAGTATTCCGTGGCATCATCTCTGGTCATCTCTTCTGACAGCTTCTTAATACACCGCTCTATTGAGTAAACGGCTCTGGGGGTGTCTGCTTCTGTGTCTATGCCAACAAAGCCTTCATCCAGATTGTCCGCTATAAGGACTTCTTGGGAGGTGGCGTTGCTTACGAACTCATCTATCTCTTCGCGGGTCATTATATAGTGCCAACTGGGTTGGCATTATCTATATCGTATTTTTCAGAAATATCAATTTCCCAAATTTTTCCTCCCCCAGAGCCTATTGATTTTACTGGGCGTATACTGCTGTTCTTTGACTTCCCAGATTCCTCAATGATCAGCATACCCCTCCTGACGAACTCAAGATTGTTGGACATCCCCACGCTCCTACCGCCGTTCATTTCGTGTATTGCCACCTGAAACTCTGTGAGCGTCCCCCGCCATGTGGTCGCGCCATCCTTAATGTCCCGATACCTTTTAACAAAGAACTCCACAAGCTCTGCCACACTACTTCTGCTGGAGTTGTCATATGCCGCAGACGCTATGGTCTTGTCGATGTATGACACCACACCGTAGCGTGACTTGCCTTTGATCTCTTTCGGAACATCCCAGTCCAGAAGCCACTTTGCGTAGTGGGGTAGCTCCTGCCCTATAATGCTCTCTAGTGTTTTGTTGTCAGGAAACTTTGTGTCTGCCTTATCGCTGATTCGCAGAGCTATCAACTTATCCCTGTTTGAACTATCTAATGCAGGGATAACAGACAATGAGTTGGCATCCATGTTGAGTGAGAGTATCACCCGACCCGTCCACGGAATGTTCATGTCATCACAGTATTTCGCCATGTAAGATATGTTTGGGTTGGCTACCACTTCTTTTATCACCTCTGTTGCTTTTCTTTGTTCCTGATAACTGGCGGCACTTTTCGTGTCGTCCACACACCAGCAGGGAACTCTTGCGAGGTCTTTATTAAATGTAGTGTGACCGGATATGTATTGGGAAGCGTCACCGAAACCACCAACAAGAGAGCCAATAACTACGCGGGACAATAATGTCTTTCCCCTTCCCGTTGGGCCTACCAACACCAATCCCTGCCCTTGCGCCCCCACCCGATCCAGCACAGATGTGTAGAACCGTTTATTCCATGCGTGCAGGTATTCAACAGTTGGTCTTTTTCCATTTACAAACAACTGATTTAACCATGCGTGAATAAAAGGCCATCTGGATGGGTCACCATCGTCTGCTGGTTCAACGGGAGTTACGTTTTGGCTATTAAGAATCCTGTGGGAGTTGATCTCCACTACACGATCTTTAGACCATATGATGGGGGCTATCTCGTCTACCCTGTTTTCATTAGAAATGGTTAGGCGTGCCGCCTCAACTTCTGATATGCGTTGACCCTTCTTTGGTCGTGGAGCGAAACCAGCGTTGCGAAGCTCCAGATATAGCTGGTCTTGGGGTATGGTAACTGCGCGTCCCTGTAGGAGCTTGAAGAAGTTCTTTCCGTTATACCAATACTCGTCCAGCAAGTTACCCATCTTGGAGGTGGTGTAGTCATCTACAAAACTCCCTCCAAGTATCTCCCGCCAAGGAACGAACCCCTTACCTGCACGATCTGAGTAACAAATCATCCCCTCTTCAAATATCTGGCAACCGTCCCTGTCGATCCCATCATCAATCCAGAACAACGGCCCACGCTCACCGACAGCAAACTCACCCATCCACCTATCGTCGAAGTCGGGGAACTTTTTACGCACACCTTCAGCAACCACTTCTATTGGTATGCTGGTTTCTGCTGACTCTGGTGGTTTATCCATTGCCGCTTTCAGCAGGGTGGTTTGGAGCAGTGCTTCCGATATGGGGTCACCTATCTTTACCCAATCCTCACCCAACTCAAAGTATTGGTTGGGGCGCAGTGAAGCGGCATCAAACCCGGCAAGCACACGTTCCATACGGAGGGCGGTTGACAGGCGTTTCATAAATGCTTGAAACATATGGGGGGATACCGGAACCCTCCTTGGGAACTCCCACACCAGCCGTATATACCCCGACTGTGTTTTGCTTCTCCATGTGGGCATACACCCTTTGCACTGCGCTCCGATGAGTTTGTCCACCACATCCCAGTCAACACTCGCATCGTAGTCACCCACGGCTCCCCATACCGCATTTGGGGGGTTGTCTGCCGACACCCGTTCATTGGGGCTGTCTCCTTCTATAGTGTTGTAGAAGACATGGTCGGTGTCTGGTTTAGCACACCACTCACGGTATAGTTGCTTGGTAGCAAACGATGGCTTGGTCTTCTGCATAGTAGACAAGTCATCTGCTTTATAAACTTTCTTCTTTTCGTTAAGGGTCTTTAAGTATCGGTATTCCATTTTATTTCTCGTAGCGTGTTATTACTTTTCCTTCTGCGTCCAGTGGTAGGTCGGGTAACCACTTTGGTGGGGTTCTCATTATGTCAATGACATCATTTAAGACACCATCTGCTTCGTCTTTGTTAGCTTCGATGACCACTTCGTCGTGGACATGAAATATTACTTTCAACCCCCGATTCTCCATCCTAAGCAGTATGTCTGAAAAAACATCTCGCGCAAGGGCTTGGCTTGCGTTCTCTGCCAGTAGCCCACCCCATATACGCACCGGAGTCTTCTTCGCCCCTCTCGCAAGCATTGACACAAGTGACCGCCTGCCGTCCTTGTTCAAGTGGCATTTTATCAGCCCGTAGTTTAGGGAACGCCCTGATGGTAGCTCTATGTGGAACGGTTCAGTTACACTGTAACAGGCGTGCGCCTTGCGTTGGTATATGTTCCACAGCCGCACCACACTAGACATATGTGACCGATACATCCGCACAGCCGATTCTGCTTCTTTAAAGGGCATACCCGACATCTCAGAAAAGCGTTTAACATACGCCCCGTAACCACAACCAAGAACCATTGTCTTTACTTTGTGGCGAAGGGATGGGGCTTCGTCTTTAAGCACCCCCTTTTGGCTAGACCATAGATTGAAACGGATTGCGAACGCCTCGTAAATGTCGTCACAGTTTCTGATTTCTTCCAGCATATGGGTGTCTCCAGCCAGACAGCACAATGTCCGTACCTCAATCTGGGACAGGTCGGCAACAACAAGCCGCTTATCTGGTTTTGTTGAAATCAATTTACGGAGGTCAACACCGAAGGTTTCTCCGCGTGGTAGGTTCTGAAGGTTGAGGTTTCCCCCGCCCCCAGAGAACCTGCCCGTGGTTGCTCCCCAATACATGATGTTCCCGTAATAACGGTCATCGCTCATGGTGGCATTTCTAAAAGACTCCAGCTTTTTCTTTAGTGAGTTTATCCTACGGAAGTCCCGAACTGCCCCGATCCACTTATACTTTTGTCCGTGTTTCGTGATCCACTCGTTAGCGTCCTTGTCGGTCATGGCAAGGCTAACAGGTGGCTCCAGCCCAATCTTACGGCACTCGTCGTTAAATGCTTTTCTTGACAACGTAGGAGCATCATTAATCCACGGAATTGAGTTTTCTGCTTCAAACAGTCTTTTGGCAATGGTGTCGTTCTGTTCCTTTAAAGTGTCCGTATCTATAGGTATACCCCTCCGTGAAATCGCCCTGTTGGTATTACTAATATCTCGCTCGTGTTGGGGCCACTTTTCTTTTAGAGCTTCCCATAGTTTAAGGCACAGTTCAGAATCCTTCAGTGCGTAGTCCGACACTTCCTTCTTGAACTCGTCGGTCATGTTCTCCCACCGTTTTCCAAGCATGGAGTCGCGGGTCTCCTTCGACATCTCTAGATTGAATACTTCGGCGGTTGA